ATGCCCGCCAAGGAAAAACCGGCCACCAAAACCATCGCCACCAACCGGGAAGCGCGCCACGAATACTTTGTGATGGAAGCGCTGGAAACCGGCATCGAGCTGAAAGGCACCGAGGTCAAGAGCCTGCGTGCCGGCGGCGTCAACCTGAAAGACAGCTGGGTGGACATTGACGGCGGCGAACTGATCGTCAAGGGCATGCACATCACGCCCTACGACCACGGCAACATCTTCAACGCCGATCCCCGCCGTGAACGGCGGCTCCTGGCCCACAAGAGCGAGATTCGCCGTCTGGGCCAGCAGTGCAAGCTGCAGGGCTACACCCTGATTCCCCTGTCGCTGTACTTCAAGCACGGCCGGGTCAAGCTGGAACTGGGCCTGTGCAAGGGCAAAAAACTCTACGACAAGCGGGCCGACGCCGCCCAACGGGACGCCAAGCGTTCCATCGACCGGGCCCTCAAGTCCAACGGCCGCCTGTACTGAGTCCGCCGGGCCCTCCGGGCCCATGGCCGGAAACCAGCCGGTTTCCGATTCTTCGCATCACTTTTACCGGGCAGAAATGCCCCTCCGCATTCACCTTCCCCGCGCTTTCGGGCGCGTATCATGGGGGCGTAAAGGTTTCGACGGGGGGAGCGAGGCCTGGGCAGCGGGTAGCAGCGGGGGACCTGCTCTAAAATCCTCCAAAACAATAACTGACAACAACAAGTATCAGTTGCTCGCAGCCTGAGTGCTGCGCGTTCCGCCCACTCTTGTGTCGTGTGGGGCCGGGGCGTCCTTTAGACACAGCACGTGAACGGACCTAAGCTTTGCGGACCGTCATGAACTCATGAAGCTACTGAAGCGTTAGCCTGGCGACCGGCGTGACGCGGAGGGAATGTCGTTGATCGCCTGCACCCGGAGATACTCACGCTGAACTCCTTTCGGACATGGGTTCGACTCCCATCGCCTCCACCATTAAAAGGAACGTGTTTACGCGAAATATGGTCTGTCAAGCGCAGCCTGTAACACGTTTTATAACACAGTTCCGAAATGAAAAAGCCCCCGCGCTGCTGAAACGGCAGCGCGGGGGCTTTTGCATATTACAATCTTTTCAATTAACCCCATTATCTGCTTTTCATCTATAAGCAACACATTTCTGCTCACGCAACAAATATGCAATTCAGGCATTTTTATTACTATATTCCAATTTCTTGTACTAATTTTGTGTAATATTGTTTTAATTTTTCTCTTGACAATGTTTACTTATAACATTTTTGGGTATATAATATACCAAAAGGAGGCAATGCGATGATTTCTTATATTGAACTTCATAACTTTAAATCTTTTTCAAATATCACATTTGATCTACGAGGACCCCATGGCATACCTAAAAAATTGGCTTTTCTTTATGGTGAAAATGGATCTGGCAAATCCAATCTCTGCGGTTCCCTCTTTTTTATCAATCAGTCCTTTGAAACTGTGAAAAACCAGCTTTCTATGCCTAACCTTGATTTATCTCAGTTCGATCTTTTAAATGATCCAAAAATGAAAGAAGAGTTTATCTCCAAATTCATTCATACTAGATATTATTCTCTTGAAGATCTTATAAGCAAATACTGGACCATTGATGGAACTGATCCAATGGAAATCAAAATTGGATTTTATCACGATAAAAAGGATGGTTTTTATTATTGCAAGTTTAATAAAAATTCAGTGATAGAGGAGCGCCTCTACTATACTGTAAACGAGAGAGCCGGCGATATATTTCTTATCAACTCGGAATGCACAATATTAAGTCCTTCCGCTTTCTCTAATACCAAATACCGTCGTGAACTTCTGGAAAATATTGAAAAGTTTTGGGGAAAGCATACTTTTATGGCTATTCTCTTTGGTGAGTTTGATTCAAAAAACCATAAATATGTATCTGATCGCATCTCTCCGAATCTTGAATCTGTTTTAAAATCCTTAAAAAACTGCAGTATTCTTTATAAAAGTACTGAGAGTGACAACTACAAGCTGGCTATTCCATTCCGCTTTCTCAGGCAGCTGGATTCTGGAGTTATTAATTCGACAAAGGATCCTGAACTTCTAGCAGTTGAGGAACTGTTGAACACCTGTTTCACGCAGCTTTATTCTGACATTAAAAAGGTATATTATAAATTTCAGAAAACAGATAACGGCTATCAGTATGAATTGTTCTTCAATAAAGTCTGTGCAGGTAAAGAATGCTCGGTTCCCATTTCACTCGAATCGACAGGGACACAAAAAATATTGGATTTAATTCCTCTGCTTTTCACATGCACATTAAACACTACTGTTCTCGTTGATGAAGTGGATACCGGAATTCATGATTTGCTTATGCAGGATATTGTGAATATACTACAGGACGCACTAGATGAAACTGATGAGGGACAATTTATTGCTACAACACACAATACACTGCTTTTGGATTCTCTCAAACCAGAAAATGTATATATTTTGCGGTCCGACATTTTAGGACATAAACAAATATCCTGTGTAAGTGAATATACTTTACGAACTCATAAAAATAACAGCATACGGCATCGCTATTTAAACGGTATATATCAAGGCATCCCTGAAATTGCATATATTGATTTTACCGAGCTAGTAGCTGATACGATGGACAAGGTTAAAAGTTCAAAAAAGAACGCTCTAACGGGAGGGAATGAAAATGCCTAATCCTTCCTATCAGCGAATTATCACCATCGTTCATGGGAAATCCGAATATGTTATATGCAATAATATAAAGTCTAATTTACGCTTACCTCAAGAGATCATTTCTAATAATAAGGGTCGGTCTAGTATTCAAATAACTGGACTAATGAATATATTACAAGATAAAAGATTTAAAACGCTCAGTTCTTTTAAAGCAGCTTTTCCAAGAGTTGAAATTCGTAAAAAGATTCTCGTAGATTTCAATCTTTATATTATTATGGATACAGATGACTGTACAGAGGAACAGAAGAAATCTTTTATTGATCGTTCAATGTTTAAAGATCACTGGTTATATCCCTATATAGTTCCTATATATAACTCTCCCAATTTGGAACAAACCATGAAAGAAGCTCATATAGAAATAATTAAAAAGAAGGATTATGTCGAAATTTTTCCAACAAACCATGGTGATGCAGATCTACCTCAAATTCAAGAACTTCTAAACAAATTAAAGCTATGCCGTCACAGCAATATGTCTTCCTACATTGAGCGATGTGTAGAATTAGCCAATCAAAATATTTTCACTTAATCTTGCTTTTTCCCGATAATCCTTGTTAATCAGCCCTCGCCCGCCAAGCCCCACCCCTGGCCCATCGGGGGCTTTTTTCATCCCTTCAAAACAAAAGCTCCCCGCCCCTGCTGGATGCAGAGACGGGGAAAGGATGTTCGTACTGCGGGAGGATGGCGCCGCCGGGCGCGGGATGTTTACTTGTCGGCGCTGCGGTAGGTCTTCAGATCGGCGTCCGCCTTGATGGCCGCCGGAGTAAAGCTGTTGTTCTTCCACCAGGCGGCGAGGGACGCGGCCACGGTGAGGCCAGAGGTCAATAGCTGTTCCAGCTGGCTGTCCTCGATAGGAAGCATCGGCTTGCCGGCGGCCGACAGCAGCTGATTGGTCAGAGCCAGGGCCAGACAGGCGGTGCGGGCGATGGTGCCAATGGAAATTTCGTTCATGGTGTGCTCCTTTCTTCAGGTGAGGTTTTCCAGTTTATTTTCCAGGTCGCCGATCCGATGGTCGGCGACCTTCATTTTTTCTTCCAGCACCGGTACACGCTGGGCGAAGTTGTTGTGCTCCCGGACCTCCCGGGTCAGCTCCTCCAGCTTGGTGTCGGTGACAGCCTGGCTCTTGCTGTTGGCGATCAGGACGCCGATCAGGGTCACTGCACCGGACACGGCGGCCGCGATGATGCTTTCCACCGGCATCACCCCCGCAGACAGGTCAGGCCCGCCCGGGCGATGATGGCCGGATAGTCCTTATAGGCGTGGGAGATGTCCACATTGCCGGCGACGCCGTCCAGCCGGCCGGTGCTGGTGTACTGCCACATCCCATGCTTGCGGGTGGGGCGGTTGGCCCGGTAATCCGCAATCCACAGATCGTAGGCCGACAGGCGGTCCATATCCAGCTCGGTGTTGGCGTAGTAGGTGTAAGTGTACACCATGGCGTACAGGCCCCAGCTCTCGATGGCGTCCGCCGCGGCGATCACCAGGTCGGTGAGGGCGTCGGCGGAAAGCGGCTTCAGCTTGTTGTCCTCCACGTCCACCGCCACCGGCAGCTCCAAGCTTTTGCCGGTCAGGGCCTCATGGAGCTTGTCCAGCTCGGCCTGGACGGTGGCGGCGTCCTGGGCATAGGTGTAGTAGTACACACCCACCGGGATGCCCAGCCGCTTACAGGCGGCGTAGTTCGATTCAAACATGGGGTCGATGTAGATGCCGCCGAAACTCTTGTTGGTGCTCACTGTTTTCAGCATGGCGCCGCCGATCTTCCCGGCCAACTTGTCCCAGTCGATCGTCCCCTGGTACCGGCTCACGTCGATGATGTCTTTCATGGTCATTTCCCTTTCCCCCATCGGATCAGTGTATAATGCGGTTTTTCCTCGCCAAACCAGCGCCACCGCAGCCAGTCATCCAGGACGGCAGCCGCCATGGCCACCAAAACCCAGAACAAACTGAACGGCAGGCAGATCTGACCCAGCAGGCTGCAGGGCAGGTCCGAATAATCCCAGACGCCCCAGCCCAGCCACAGGTTCACCACGCAGCCGGTGACGAATTCCAGCGGCGTGACGATGCAGGCCGAGCCGATCACCCCCTGGAGCACCAGGGGCATCTCCCAGGGGATGCCCTCGTTCAAGAGGCCGATCAGGACAAAGCAGACCCCACCCAGGAGGGCCATGGTCCAGTGGCTGCGGCCCCGCCACAGCAGTTCCAGCACCACATACAGACAGCCCCCGCACACTGCGAGGGCTGCTTCTTTTGCGATTGCCTTCACGCCGTCTCACCTCCCGGCAGGGGGACCGAATCATAGTCCACCGGGATGGCCTCCAGATCCTCCAGCGTGGCGGCGGCCTGCATGGCCACCTCCTGGGCCTGCTGGTAGCTCACCAGGCCCGTGACCCGGGCATCGATGGCGAAGGCCAGGGCCGTCAGGTTCTCCAGGGTCCAGGACTGGCACTCCTGGCCGGTGGCGTTCCAGGTCAGACTGTACGGGGTGCTGGTCTGGGCCGCCAGGGTGGCGCTCATGATTTTGCCGGTGAGCTGCTGCTGTTTTTCGGCGGTGATGGCGTAATACTGGCCATCGGTCCACTGCATGGGGTGGGTCAGCAGGTAGTCGGCCAGCTGGGCCTTGCTCTCCGCGATCCGCTCCAGCTTCCGGGCGGCCAGCTGCGCCGCCTGCCAGGCCTCAAAGGCCGGCTGGTTGGGCGTACAGCTCACCACCGTACCGCGGGCCACTTCCAGGGTCACAAAGCCCGCGTACTGGTCAAAGGTGCTACGATCCAGGCTGTCCGGCCACCAGTAGAAGCCATCCGGAGCCGTCAGGCCGGGCCAGGACTGAATCTTCTGGTACTGGCCCGCCTCGGATTTTTCTTTGCTCAGAATATACATGGATGTCACCCCTCCAAAGTCTTGACCCGGGCAGCCAGGGCGTCCATCTGGGCCTGGATGTCCACGCCGTCCCGGCCGATGCACCGCTGGGCCAGGGTGGTGTGGTAAACAGCCCGGCCATCGGGGCCCTGGGCCAGTGCACCCACGCCGCCGTCCGGCAGAACCACCGCCGGGACGGTAAAGGTATACCGCTTGGATGCCGGCAGATAGTCATCCTTGCTGGCCTGCACCTCGACGGTGTGGGTGCCGGCCCCCAACAGATGGGTTTTGATGGGGATTGTGACCTGCTCCCCGGCGCTGAGGGTACCGCTGTAAACCTGCTCCCCGTCCAGGGCGGCAGAAACCGTGATGGCATCGGCATCCGGCTCTCCTGTAACAGACACCGAAAATACAAAATCAAAAGGAGTCGGTTTGCTGCCCATGGATTCAGCCGGGCCGCCGATGGTCACCCAGCCAACGTTTACCGTTTCGGTATTGCTGGTGATATACGGCCCCTGCAGCCCCAGGTTGTCCACGGCTGCGGCTCGGTAGGCCACGGTGCCCCATTCTTCGCCGATGGTGTCGGTCTGGGTCAGGCTGTTGGCCTGGGCCACCTGCTGCCACTGGCCGCCGTCCACCTGCCGCTCATAGATGTAGCTTTTCACCGTGCCGTCCGGGTCGGTGGCAGCCGTCAGGGTGATGGTGGCGCTGCCTCCGCTGACCACGTTGGTCACCTCAATGGAGCCGGGAGCGGTGGGGGGAATATTCGTTGTAAGCGTTCCATCATCAAGGACGTACAATGTGTCAGGCAATACAATAGCCTCGACACAACCGTAGGTCCCACCGGTAGAAGTCTCTCCAGAAAAAGTCCCGTTTTTGTTGACATTTGCAGCCCGTGCGTTATAGTGGCTGTTCTTGGACCTTGTCCACCATCCGTTCGATGTGTTTTGACCAAACCAGGCTCGTCTTTCTTCAGGCTGAGCGAAGACAAAATATTCAAAAACAAAGCCGTCTTCGCTGACATAATCATCGTCGCTAGAGCTCAGGTCAGAACGGTTTAACTCATTAACAGACGGATTGAAAGCTTTATGTGTTCCACTTACACCTGGAACCTGAATATCTCGAAGAACCGCCTGAATATCAGGATCAAGCTGCCCAGGAAATGTGTTGACTGTATATTTAAACATATCACCACCTTCATATCCATTGCGGTAGCTATCTCCATCCCAGTCATATTCTTCGCTTGTAGCTTGACGAAAGAGAACAGTAGCATTATCAAACCCTACATAGCCAGATGCACCGGCAGGTGCCCCATGATGAACGATCTTAAATTCTGATGGGTTTCCAGAAACATTCAGCTTCACAATCGTCCCTTCTGCGGCAATGCCAAGTTTTTGTGCCATATCTTATCCCTCCTTTCTCATTTCCCGGTGCCGAAATCCACTTCGATCAGGCTGTACAAAGTATTGGCCTGGCGGTTTTCCACCGGAATCTCCTCGGTCATCTGGACAAAACCGCCGCCCATTTCGGGGATCAGCTGGGCGGGGATTTTGCCGTCGCTGCCGATGCCGGCCACGCCGCCGGGCTGATTGATTTCTACCGGATAGCCGACATTGATTGAACCATAACCCATGGTCATGCCTCCTTACTGGCCGGGCCGCGCAGGATGCGGTATTGGCCGGTCATAGATGTTTTGGGTGCGGACATGGCCCGGAATCGCAGCACTCCGCTCAGGGTTTCCACCATTGGGCACAGGCCGCAGGCTCGGGCTGCCTCTATGCTCTGGGACGAAAGGGTCACCGTCACGCTGTCGGCCGCTGTCACGCCGGCCGCCGACACGTCGATGTAGACTGCGAACGCCCCGTCTGTGCCTGTTTTCCATCCCGAGGACGGGATGGTAAGGCTGGCAGCGGGAAATACCACTGCCTCCGCCAGGGCTGAAAGAGCATTGTACACCGCTTCGCCGTCCCTCTTGGTCATACAGAGGCCGCGCAGAAAATCCACGACAAACGCCATGGCCTCCTTATCGATATAATCCAGCATCGGGACACCTCACTGTCGGGTCAGGCGTCCCAGCCGTCAAACATGGCCTGGATTTCCTCGGTGGTGACCGGCACAAGATCGGCCGACTTGACGTAGTCTGCCAGCTTGCCGTCGGTGCTGCTGTTTGCAGAGCTGATGGCCTCACTCTTTGCCGTAGCAATCGCGCTGTTCATGGCAGAGGTGGTGGCATAGCCGCTCAGGTCCACAAAGCCGGCCAGCACGTCGAACTTATAGGAGCCGCTGCCTGCATCCACCACCACGACATTGGTGCCTGCCGGGTACTTCTTCCCCGAGCCATCCACAAAGTCCGTGGTGGTGGTGAAAGCGTCGGTCACATTGTAGACCATGCCCAGCACGCTTGCGGAAAGCTCAGGCAGGGATGCAAAGGCAATGGAGCCGCCAGGCTTATAAACCGAAGAAACCTTGGCATTAATGGCAGAGGTAACCTGGCTTTCGGTTTGGTACTTGCTGTCGTTTTCCAGCTGGCTGACCTTGGTGGGGACGCTGATACTGTCTACTTTCTGGGCTGCCTGGTCGTATTTTGCTTTCAGTTCATCGGTCAGGTCATTGGTGGACAGCCCTTTGCCTGCTTCAGGGCGGACCACCCGTGTTTTCAGCTCATCCAGAGCAACCTGCAGGTTTTCGGGTGTAATGATGGGTTTAGACTGTGCCATTGTGTCTGCCTCCTTGTCTTATACATCAAAGATACCGGCCACCATGTCCCGCATTTCCTGGTCAGTGGCCGGCTGAAAGTCTATAGGGTCTTCGGCCGAGAGCCGGCCCTCCGGGGTGATGTTCAGGTTATCCCCGACCATCACGCCGCCCAGGGTGGTCTGGGTGGCGGGCGGCAGGACGTAGTCGCCCCCGCCGGCAGCGCCGCCGCCCGACCGGCGCTGCAGCAGCACGGTGGCCATCAAATCCCGCCGGGGCCGGTTTCTTGCCCAGAACCGGAGAGTGCCGTCTTCCGCCCGCGCAGCAGGACACAGCCCCGCCGCAAAAGCAGCCCCCATGGATTCCGGGTGGATGGTCACCACCGGGTAATGGCTGGCCCGAATGGCATCAGACGCCACCTCGGCGCAGTAGGGAAAATCCGTTTCTTCCTCCCCTTCTGCATCCGCCAGCGCCCAGGCATCCGCCGGGACGGTAATCTCCAGGATGTCGGCCCCCGCCGTTTGCTGGACCATGCTTTCCAGCAGGGCCTGGGCTTCCTCGGCGGTGATGAAGGCATCGGCGTGGAAGCTGATCTGGACGTTGACCTCGCTGCTGATCTGGATGGTCACCGGGTAATCCCGGACGTCCGGGGCCACGCCGGGGCTGTAGGGGTAGACCCACTGGGGGTGATCCCCCAGGCAGCCGTAGAAAATCAGGGTTTCGGCGCTCTCGTCCGTCTTGGCGAACAGGCCGTATTCGTTGATGGCAAAGCCCTCCTGCAGCCCGCCATTCATGTCCGAGCGGTACTCCACCGTCAGAGAGATGGCGTCCTCAGTGCGGACGGGGGTGGTGGAGGTGGCCTGGGCCACCGGCGCCACCAGGTCGGTGAGGGCCGCCATGGCTGCCAGGCTGTCGGGCTTGCCGCTGCCCACCATGGCCCGGGTGATGATGAGGGTTTCGCCGGCCAGCAGGCTGGCAATCAGCCCCCGGCCGGCATTGGTGGGTGTAAAACCGTAAAGATCAGGCATCTTGTCCCTCCTTGATGCGGGGAAGCGTTGTTGTTGTGATGGTGCCGCCGGGAGCGGCTGCCAGCTGGACCACCGTGGGGATCAGCACAAACACCGGCGGCAGGGTGGTTCTGGCGTAGCTGCCGCAGGGAGCCGCAGCCACCCGGACGGGACGGCTCTCCATGGGGGTGATGGTGGCGATGCTGTCCAGCCAGGAGGACAGCCGCTTGACCGAGGACAGCACCCGGCGGAAGGCGTCCAGCTCTGCTGGACCGATGGTGACTCTGCTCGCCCCGATGGCGGCCCGGAAGTGGTGGGGCTCGCCCCCGTACTGGTACCATTCTTCAATCTGTCCGCTGCCGAAGATAGTCTGAATCAGCCGGTCCACCGCCCCAGGAGTGCCCATAGTGGCATAAAACAGCAGAGACTGACGCACCAGGGTGCGCTTGGTCTCTACCGGGTAGTCCGCACTGTAGGCCGGGGTGCGCAGCTCGGCCGCCAGGTAGTCCAGCAGCTGTTCCGGCACCCGGTCCAGGTCGGCCCAGATCACCATCCGTTCGGCCATAACCAGGAGTTTATCCACCTGGATGCCGATGGCGTAGGCCAGGGCCCGGGTCTGGGTCTGGCTGGACAGGTTATAGGGCAGAATCTGGGTGAACCGGCTGCCTTTCAGCTCAATCATCTTCCAGCCCTCCATACCGGACCACGGCCTCCCCTTCCAGGGCCGCGATCTTGATCTTGCTGACGGCGGTGTAGACCGGGGCGGCGATTTCCAGCCGCTTGGCCCCGGCTTTCATCATCATCTCGTGGAGCTTGGAAGGGTTGATGTCCCGGCCGATGGTCCGCTGCCAGGTCTTGTAATCCTCCACCGCCTGATTCACCGCCTGCTGGATGGCCACCGCCTGAGCGGCCTGGCTGCGGTTGATCCAATAGGTGACGTCGATGGTGTAGGCCACCTTTTGGGGCGCCGATACATGAACCAAGTCGGTCATGGGCCGGCGCAGCCGGGCGGACAGGTGGTCCAGCATTCCCTGGATCATCTCGGGGCCCGGGTCGGAGCCGTCGGCCAGAATGAAAACCAGGTCCACCGTGCCGGCGGCCTGGTTGCTCTGGGTTTCCACGTCCCCCACCGCTGAAGAATAACTCATGGCGTGGTAGCGGTATGCGTCCTCGGGGCCGGCGGTGGAGTAGGCACCGGGGGCCAGGTAGATCCGCTCCTTGAAGTCGGCGTCGTTCTCGGCATCGGTGCCCCCGGCGGTGGGGGTGATGTTCTGGACGCTGGCCACATAGGGCACCGGGTCCACCAGGATGGCCAGCTCTCCCGGCTGATAGCCGTTGCCGGCGGCGCCGGGGGTGGTACAGGTGGCGGTGACATCCGCCGTCCGGCTGCCGGCAGGGATTTCGGTGTAGACGTCGGTGGCGAAATAGACGCTGCCATCCATGGACACCCGTGTCCCCGCCGGGATGGATACCGCCGACACCCGCAGGGCCGACAAGGTAAACCGCACCGTGGTGGAAGCTGCGGCGGCAGGGTTCCGGGTGGGGCCCTTGATGAGGGCCAGGTTGTCCAGAAAACCGCCGTAGCTGTATTTCAAAAGATTCACCTTGCCGCCCCGGTCGATGTACTGCATGGCCTGATAAATCTGGGCCGCGGCAGCGTACAGCTCCATCCGGTGGGGCGCGGCCCGGCCCAGGGTGTAGGGTTTGCCCTCGGCGGCGGTCATGTAGGCCTCATAGTCGGCCACCATCTCAGCTTTCACGTCCTCGATGGTCCGGCCGTCGATGAAAGAGATGTCCGGCGTACTGGCCAGAGCGGTTTCCCAGTCAGGCACGGTCGATCACCACCTTTGCCAGGACGCGGCCGTCGGCGCCGGCCTGCCATTTCACCTCCCGCACCCGGATGGCCGGGAGGAAGGTGCTCACCTTTTCCACCAGCTCGGCCACATACAGGCTTTTGGCCACCGCGGCGGGCCGGTCCAGATAGTCCATGGACAGGCCGAAGGTCCGGTCCAGGGGCATGGTGCCCACCCGGGTGGTCAGCAGCAGATTCAGCTGCCGGTCGATGTCGGCCAGCTTGTCATCCGAAAAGGTGTATTCCAGCTTGAAATCGTACATCAGGCGTACTCCTCCAGTGTAAGGGTAAGCTTTGCCCGGGCCAGCTCCCCCCGGTTGTAGATCACGTCCCAGGTCTCGCTGGAGCCGGTAACCCGGAAGCGGTTCTTCCCCACCGGCCGGAACCCCAGGATTAAATACTCGGCGTCGCCGGTCTCCACCATCTGTTCCACCAGGTCCAGCATCCGCCGGGGCTTCACGCCCAGGCCGGCCGACAGGGTGATGGGCAGGCTGACGCTTTGCAGCCCGGGGCCCAAAAACTCGGCCCGGGGCTTGATGCCGGGGGTCTCGTGGGTGGCCCACCGGCCCGATACGTCCCGGGTCATCCCGCTAAAGGTCAAAACGTAGTCATCGCTCACCGTGAAAATGAGATTGGGACCCAGTGTCCCGATCATGCTGCATCCCTCCCATCAAAGCGGCGGCGTCGTGGGGCTGCCCGGCGCGGCACAGGTGTGGGTGTGGTTCACCAGGCTCTTGCCCGTGATGGCGCAATCCCCTGCCCCGCCGGTGATGTTGACGGTGGCGCCGCTGATCTGCACCGTGGTACCCTCCAGTTTGAGGGTGGGCCCCGACAGGCTCACCTCGCTGGCGGCGGTCACCGACACGCGGCTGCCGTCGATCTGGACGGTACAACCTCCCACCTGCAGGGTCAGCTTCCCCGAGACGGTGATCGTTGCGTCCCCCCGAATGGCGGTGGTCTGGCTGCCCTGGACGGTCTTGGAGCAGTCCCCCTTGACGGTGGTGTCTGCGCTGCCATCGATGGCGGCGGTGCGGTCGCCCTTGATCCGGGTGTCCTGGCTGCCCTCGATACGCTCGGTGCAGTCGCCCTTGATCTCCACCGCGCTGTCTCCCTCATTGTGAAAGAGACTTTCAGGCCCCGCGGCGTCGTAGCGGAAATAACACTGGCCCGGGGTCAGGTCAAAGTCCTTGCGATAGAGGCCCTCGAAGCCTTCCGGAGGCGTCAGTTTGGCCGACCAGGGCCGGCCCAGCACCACCCCGGCCTCGGCGCCGTTGGACAGATGCACCACCGCCACCAGCGCCCCCACCGGGGGCATGGCGTATTCCGATGAAAACAGAGGGATCAGCCGGGTGACGTCGTCGTCCATGTCGGGATAGGTCACCCGGATCATCCCGCTGGGGTAGTCGATGCTGGACACCTTGCCCACACGGATTTCTGCGCTCACAGGCTGCCTCCTTCCACTTTGGACAGCTCCAGCTCCATGGTGTAGCCGCTGCCGATATGGCTGGCGGCGCTGTCGATGTAGTACTTGCCGTCGATGGCGCCGCCCATCCCCTCCACCGTCACGCATTGGGTGGCCACCAGCCCCGGCCGGCCCTGGATGGTCACCGTCAGGGTGGTGGCGCCGTGGTTGGCCTTGTTCACCAGGGCGGTGATCTTCCGCTGGGCGTCGGCGGCATTGTCCGCCTTGCCCGATTCCTTCAGGATGCGGTCCCCGCCGCCGACGGTGGCCTTGATCTCCTCCTCGGTGGTGGGGTCGGTGTAGGTGTACTCCCCGCCGGTGTAGGTGCCTTCCAGCTTGGTGTGCCAGTTCCAGGTCTGGATATCCTCCTTGCGGATGGTGTGGGCGGGTTCTTTGGCCTTGTAGGCCTCCCGGTCATACACCACCAGCTTCTGGGCGTAGAGCTTGAGGCAGAGGCCGTAGGTCCCGCACAACTGGGTGTAAAATTCGCAGTCGTTCTGCTCGGTCTGCTCCACCGTCTCGATGGGGACATCCCCGCCCTCCACGTCCCACACCAGGGAAATCCCTGCCCGGGCGGTGATTTCCTGCCCGATGGCCTGGAGGGTGGCTTTTTCCCAGGTCTTGGTGCGTTTGGTGGTCTTGAACGACGTGTCCGCCGGCACCGACACCCCTGAGATGGTGCCGGTCCGGGGCCAGCCCGAAAAGTTGTAATCGTCCAGGGTGAAGGACCCGCAGTCAAAGCTGCGGTCATCCCCCTCGGCGTCCCAGTCATAAATCAAAATCTGGGCCGTCAGGGTGTCCCCCTTCTGGGGCAGCCAGTCCCCCGCCCACTGGGCGTCCCGGTCGTTGATGGTGATGTCAATGGTGTCCGACTCGCCGTCCGCCGGGTCGGTGTAGGTCACCTCCCCCTTGGAGCCGATCATGTCGGTGGTCACCGCCGCCCCGTTCCAGGTCAGGGCGGCCTCCGCCCGCCGAGGCCTCACCGGGTCCTCCAGGCGGGCAGGCTGGAGGCGGCCTGTTCTGCCGGCAGGGGCGGGGCGTTGAGGACCGTCCCGGCGTCAAACACAAACACATCCAGCAGGGGGAAATTGTGCGCCATCAGCCAGCCGGTGTACTTCACATCCCCATAGACCCGGTAGGCGATCAGGTCCCAGGCGTCTCCCGCCCGGGTGGTATAGGTTGCTTCCATGAAATCCCCTCCTTAGACCGGCTCGGTGCGGAAATTCTTCCGGCGCTCCTCGGCTTTCATCTGCTTATACAGCCGCTTGAACTCGGCAAAGCTGATGCGGCCGGCCTCCTGGGCCTCCTCCCGGGTGGGGGTACCGCCGTAGAAGTTGAACACCGGGGCAAAGGTGATGCTGTCGCCTCCGGCAGCGCCGCCCCGGCCGTTGGGGCCGGGTTTCGGCCGCCGGTCCAGAAGTTCGGCCAGCTTGGACAGGGGCATCACCGCTTCCGGTTCCCCGCCCTCGCCGATCTCGGCCAGGGTGGGCCGGGTGGCGATGCCGCCCGCCGCCAGCTGGGGGATGGTGGGAATGGAAAAGCCCAGGGTTTTGCCCCCCACCACCGGCACCCAGTCGGGGATATCCACCGACAGGCCGTTGATCCCCTCGATGGCTTTGTTGATAAGGGCGATGACCCCATTGACGGGGGCCTTGGCGATGTTGCCCAGCATCCCGAAAATGTTGCCGAAGATGTTGACCACATTCTGCCAGGCGGCGGACCAGTTGCCGGCAAAGACGTTGCCCACAAAATCCAAAAGGTTCTGGATGATGGCCTGGGCATTGGCTGCCCCGGCCTGGATGGACTGCCAGAAGGCCTGGAGGAAGGCCCCCGCCGCCGGGAAACGTTCGCTTACCATGGCGATGAAGGACTGGACCAGGGCATCCACCTGGCCCCAGTTCCGGTACAGCAGCACCAGGGCGGCGCCGATGGCCAGAATGACCCCCAGGGGCCCCGCCAGGGCTGTGCCGGCGGCTTTCAGGATGGTGACAAACTGGGTCAGCTTGCCGGAAGCCTGGAGCAATGCTAGGAATGTTTTTGCTTTGCCAAAGGCATCCATTGCCTTTCCATAGGCGGCCATGCCTTTTGTGACGGTATTCACCGCCGGGCCCACGGTGCGCAGGGCCACCGCAAAGGCGGCCACCGTCCCCTTGTGCTGCCACAGGAAGGACAGGAAGGGCTGGGCGGCGTCGTAGGCCCCGGGCAGCCAGGCCACAAAGTCACGCAGGCCCGCCACCAGCTGGGGCAGGGCCTGGGCAAAAGCACCGGTGGCCATCTCGCCGAAATCCCCCGCGATCTCCTGGATCACGGGGGACATGGCATCCAAGGCGCCGGTGACCTCGGGCATGTGTTCCATCAGGGATTGATACACCGCGTCGGCAGCGGGCAGCATGGCCACCTCCAGGTGGCGGCGCACCCCTTCCAGGGCGCTGTCCAGATCGTTGTACTGGACCTGGTTGATCTGCTCCAGGGCCTCGCCGGTGCTGTAGGCCGCCGAGGAGGCGTCGGCCATGGCCTGCAGGGCCCCGGCCCCCAGGTCCTCCCACATGGTGCCAAACAGTTTGACGCCCACGGCATCCCGCTGAACCTGGTCGTCCATGGCCAGCAGCCGGTCCAGCACCTCAAAAAAGGCCTGGTTTGCCTTTTCGCCGCCGGCGGCGAAGGTGGCCATCATTTCATCGGCGCTGTAGCCCAGGGCCTGGAAGGCGCTGATGGTGGTGTCGCTGCCGTCGATGGCCCGGATCGAGAACTCTTTCACCGCGTCGCCCACCTTGTCCAGGTTCCAGGCGGTGCCGCTGGCACCCGACTGGAGGATCTGGAACATATCGTCGGCGGACAGGCCCAGTTTGGCGAACTGGACCGAGTACTCGTTGATAGTGTCGATCAGTTCTCCCGAGAAGTCCAGGCCGTTCTGGGCGCCGGCGGCGATCAGGTCAAAAGCCTTTTCCACCGAGACGCCAAAGTTTTTGCGGATGGCCTCGGCGGCCCGGGTGGATTCGGCCACGTCATAGCCCATGGCGTCCCGCAGGGCAATGGCCCCCTGGACGGCCTGCACCATGCCGTTCTTGCTGAGGCCGGCCATGTTTTTGTCCACCAGGGCCACCGCCTCGGCCACGTCGTTGACGTCGGCGCCGAAGTTGTTGGCGTAGACTGTCTCCATGACGCTGCGGAGCTTTTCCAGCTGGGCGCCCGCCGCACCGGTGGAGGTGGCCACCTGGTTGGTGGCCTTTTGCCACGCCCCGCCCAGGTCGGACAGATACTTGGTGGCGGCCGCGGCGCCGGTGCCCATGGCAGCCAGGCCGGCGGCGGTGACGTTGGACAGCCGGTTGGCGGTCTGGATGATGGTGTTCAGCTGCTTGGAGGAGGTTTTGACGCTGGTGCCCAGGGACTTGTCCACCTTACCGGCGATTTTGATGGCCAGTTCCATGACCTTGCTTTTTGGCATACTCCATCACCACCTTTGCCAGATCGTTCAGGTCCTCCAGGGACATTTCCAGAAAATAGTCAATGCCGCTGTGGAGCTGCAGGGACAGGGCCACGCAGGCTTTGCGGATTTCCGGCGGGGTTATTCCTCCCCATCCCCGCCGTAGAGAAAACCCGCCACAAGGTTTTTCAGCTTGATGGCCTCCTGGGCGGGCAGCCGCTGGAAAAACTCCAGGGGCTTGCCGGTGACCCGGGCCGCCATGTAGATGGCGTAGGGCAGGGACATTTCGGCGATGGGGTCCACGCCGTCGGTCTTTTTGACCATCTTGCCCACCTTGCACAGGTCGGCGGCCGAGATGTTCTCCAGGCCGCTGAGGTCCACCTCGGTGTAGGTCTCCCCCTCGAAGGAATAGGGCTTCTTGAAGCGGAGGACCAGGTCCTCCTGGTCCTCTGTGTCGTGGGCAGCTGCGGGGGTGATCTCGAAATTCTGGGGATTCTGGGCCGCAGCGTCCAGGACATTGGGGTCAGAAATGTGTGCGTTCATCAGGTCATCTCCCTCACTTTCTGCAGGATGTCAACGCCGTTGATCTTGAAAATGCCGTTGAGCTTGTCCAGCTCCACCAGCTCTTTGTCGTTCACCTCAATCTTGATGTAGGTGATGTTCAGGGTGACGCTGGAACTCATGGCGGTAGCCGCCTTGACGGTGCCGGATTTCAGGGTGGCGCACTTGCCCCGCACCACCACCCGCATGGAGCGGAACACGGTGTCTCCCTCGTCGCTCAGGGTCTGCTGGGCGCCCCGCAGGGTCAGCTTGACCGCTTTGGTGGTGTCCATCAGGCTGACCGGTTCCTCGTCCAGCACCCGGAAGGGAATCTCCATCTGCATATTGGAGAAGTGGCCGGGGGCCGGGTCGTCCAGCTCTCCCAGGATGCCGGCGCCGCTGAGGGTCTCGGTCAGGGCCTCGAAGTCGGGCAGGGTGCATTCATCACCCACGCCGAAAAACCGGCCCCCCCAGTCGTCGTTGTAGAGGTTATAGCTGTGGATTTTGCTGGGGATGTTGGTGTTCACGCTGCATCACCTCCAGTGAGCGCTGCCTCCAGGGCGTCGGTGTCGTATTCGTTGATGTTCTCGATGTACTCCGCCGGGACATAGGGCGCCAGGAAGGTGTGGGTGGTCAGGTGGCCGTTCAGCAGGTCGGTGACCGGGTTTTCCTCCGAACGGAACTCGCACCGGTACCCCGCCACATAGTCCTTGGCCACATAGCCGTTCCCCTTGATGTTCTGGCTGTCCACAATGGATCGGATCAGGCGGGTGTTGGCGGGGTTGTCCACCTTCTGGAAATAGGTCAGGATGAAGTTGTTGGCGTCCCAGTTGAAGAACCGCCGCACCGCCAAAAACCGGTCCTTGGGGTCGGTGGTGGAGGGATAGGCGGCGGTGTTGTTGCCCCAGGCCTTCCAGCCGTTGGCATTGATGGCGGTGATGACACCGTTGGCGTTGAGCAGGTCATTGGCCTGCTGCTGGTCCAGCAGCACCTCGGTGCCGTCGTGGAGGACGGTGCCGGTGATCCGCAGGTCCTTGTTGGAGGGGCCGTCGTAGGGCACGTCTCCATGGCTGGCGTCCACATAGGCGGTAAGGGGTGCCAGCATGGCCGAGAAGGCATAGATCTTGCTGCCCACCGCCACCATGGGCCAGAGGGCCGCTGCAAAGGCAGAGGCAACCCCCTGCTTTTCCTTGGCGGCCTTGACCTCGGTGTAGACGGCTGCGCCGCCGCTGGCCTTGTCGGTGGAGATGTCGATGTAGGTCTGGGCCCGGAACACTCCGCAGATGCCCTCGGTCTTGGCCTGGAGGGCGGCGGTGACCACCGGGTCCTGGCTCCAGCCGGGGGCCAGCAGGATGCCGGCGGTCAGGCCGAACTTGGGATAAATCCGGCGGACCATCTCGATGCCGGTTTCGGCGCCGGTCTCCACGTCCACGCCGCCCACGATGTCGGCATTGGTCACCCCGGCGGGGTTGAGGCTCTTGCTGGCGATCTTCACCGTCTCGGCCTCGGCGGCCTCATCCAGCAGGGTGATGGTCACCGAGCCGTCGGCGGCGGGCAAAGCCTCGCCGGGGGCGTACATCCGGTTCTGGTAGAGGATGGAGCGCTTTGCAATCAGCTGTTTCACGGCCCTCACCCCCTTACCCGATCTTCACCAGGACGTCGGGGTCCTCGCTCTCGGCGGGGGCCACCGCCCAGCCCGCCGGGGTGTTGCTGTCGGCGGTGGTGGTGAGGTTTTTGGCGGACTTGGCCCAGTAGAGGGCCTGGCCCACCGTCACGGCCCCGGTGGCCTTGGGAATCCGGTAGACGCCGGTCACCTGCACCGGGCCGGCGGCGTCCCTTGCGATGGCGGCACCGGCCACGCCGATGCGGGTGGACAAATCCACCACGTCCCCAAAGGACAGATCTTCGGCGGCGGTGTAGTCGATCACATCGCCCACCTGAACAAAAATCGCTGCCATAGCTGTACCTCCTTACTGCTTTGCGCCGGGGTTCTTGGCGATGCCCCGCCAGTCCACTACGCTGACGCCCCAGTCCATCCACAGGTCCCACACATAGCCCAGCCGGCCTGCGGGCTGGCTGCGGCGGATGGAGGGGGTTTTCATGCCGTTCAGGTAGTCCACCTGGATGGAGCGGCCGGTGGCGGGGTCGCCCGCCATGAACCAGGGCAGGGCCTCACCCTTGGCCAGGGTGTTGATGGTGCCCTCCTCCACCACCTGCAGGCGGTTGCGGTACTGATAGAGGGCGTTGGCGGTGTGGCTGCCGATGCCCTCCACGTCAATCTGGGGGCTCTCCAGGATCTGGGCCATCTTGAAGCCGTAGCCCACCGGCACGATCACAAACCGGGGCTGCACCATGATGCTCTCCCCAAAGGGGTCGGTCTGTCTCAGCAGCTTGAGCATGATGGCCTGCATGGTGTCGATGGAGGGGGCGCCGCCGGTCTCCATCAGGTTGCCGTGGGCGTTGTCGAACAGGGCCGCGCCATCAAAGATGGCGGGGTTGGTCATGAGGATGGTATAAACCTGCTTGTTGATGGTGCGCTTGGCCGCCGCGGCGTACTTGCCGGGCATCTCGGTGATAAGGCCGATGTCGTCGTTGACGAATGCCTCCCGGGTCATGGAGAACTGGCGGCCATAGGTGGACAGCTTGCGCTGGGGCAGCAGCTCGGTTTTCAGGGTGTCGTGCTTCAGCTCGCCGCCCTCGGGGACCTCCAGGAACTCCCCGGCGCCGCCCAGCAGGTACTCGTGGTCCTTGGAGGGCTTGAAGTCGTTCAGGGTGCCCTCGGTGGTCCAGACCTGGAAGGTGGTGGGGGCGGCCTGATACCGCTGGACGATGCTCTTGCGGATGGTGTTGTCCAGGATGGCGGGGAAAGCTGCGGTGGGGCTGAGGAACTGGCGCTGCAGCTGATCCCACAGGTCGTCCCGGCTCATCCGCAGCAGCTCGGTGGTGGTGCCCGCACCCTCCCGGGCCAGGCACTCGATGGCCATATCCCGCAGGGACAGCCGCTGCATCTGGTAGGCCTCCTCGGTGGGGCTGCTCACGGCAAAGCCGCTGCGCATCAGCAGGGCATCCGAGGCCGCCTGGCGGAAGTCCTGCTGCTGGTCCTGGTCGCTGAAACGGGCCCCCACCGGGCCGTGGTGTTGAATCATAAAGTTCACGGCGGCAGCCCGGACGGTGTTCATGTCCGAGCCGTCCCGGAGGTAGGGGGCGGCGTCCATCCCCACCTGACGGCACAGGCTGGTGATGTCGGCCGTCCGCTGGCGCTCGGCGGCCAGGGCCTGCTGGATGGCGTCCGGCCCGGCGGGTTCTGCGCCCCGCTGGCCCTCCGCTGCGCCCTGGCTGCCCTGGCCGGCGGGCTCGGCGTCGATGATCTGCTGGCAGCGGTCGAACTCGGCCTGTTCCTCGGCGGTGAGGCCGCGGTTCTCGGTGCGGGCCTGGTTCACCAGGGCCTGCTGACGGGCAAGTGCTTCGGTTTTGTTCATGCTGTTGTCACCTCATTTTGTTCTGGTTGATCTGGATCTGCCGCTCCCACAGGTCGAGAGGCAGGGCCTCCTCCCCTTCCGAGCGGCCCACCCCGACGGTGGGGTCCGCCGGGACGGATGCAATGGTGATCTCCACCGGCGTCCACTTGCGGGCGATGGAGCAGGGCCCGGTGAACCGGCCGTCGCCGGAGGTCTTGCCGGCCTCCACCACCTCCCACCGGTCCACCCGGTAGCGGACCGAGGTGGTTTTCAGGGTGCCGGACCGGACTTTCTGGAAAATGACCTCAGACTCGGCGTCGGTGTCAAACTCCACCTCCGCCATGCCGCGGCCGTTTTCCACCCAGGCTTTGAGAATCCGGCCCACCACCTTGTCCGGGTCGTGGTTGAAAAGCAGGACGCCGATCTCGTTCAGGCGCTGCAGGTTCACGGCGTCGCCGGCGTGGTCCAGGATTTCGGGGCCGAAATACCGGTCCACCGGCTCCTCGCTGGAAAAGCTGAGAATCCGCCGGCGGCCGGTGTCCTCCTCCCCTTCCCGGGCCAGGATCTGGCCCATGGAACGGGTGCCGTCATTCTTCTTCGGGTTTGCCCTGGTCTGCGTCGGGGTCCAGGGCTGCTGCTTTGCTGCCAAACAGTACACCTCCCATGTCTACGCCGCGTTCCCGGCCATACGCCAGAACCGCGGCTGTCTCATCAATGGCCTGCCGCCAGTCTTTGCCCCCTTCGGCGCAGACGTCCTGATAGGTTTTCTGCCCGGACTGGAGGGCGGTCTGGACGGCCCCCGCCTCTTTGGCGGGGTCGATCCACTTTTTCGGGGCTTTCACCCAGGTGTGGGCCATGTATTTCTTCCTGTCCTCCCAGAATCCCGCCGGGGCGATCCGCCCCGCCAGGACACAGGAGATCACAAACTGCTCATAAATCTCCGACATCATCCGCTGCAACAGCTCGATGTCGGCGGCGTAGGTATATTCATCCTCCACCGCGTTCTGCCGGGCGCTGGAATAGGTGGAACCCTTCATGTCCCGGGAGACGGCCTCATAGCTGAGGCCCTGCCCCGCCCCCACCAGGGCCTGCTGGGTCCGCAGGAAAGAGGCGGCATCGGTGGCGGCGCTGCCGGGGTTGACGGCGTCCACGCTGTCCCCGGGGTTCAGCTCCATAATCATGCCGGGGGTCAGCTTTTTCCCGGCGTAGTCGATCCGGCCGTCCTCGACCTGGACCGCCGACCGGCCGAGGCCTCCCGAGGGCAATGCCTTGCGGATGAACACCGCCATGCAGGCGGCGATCCGCTCCTTGACCGACACGGCGTTGATGTACTCGTTGACGTCCCGGATGCGGGTCAGGGTGTGGGTCAGGTCGGACATCTCCCGCAGCTGGCTGGGGCGGCGCTTGGACTTGAGGAAAAAGGCGTCTTTGGCGTCGATGTAGACCGACTCCAGCTGCCGCCAGCCCTCAATGTCGTACTGCTGAATCCAGTAGCCCTGGGGCTGCCGCCAGCTGTTGTACTCCACGCCGCCCACCACCCGGTTGCCCTTGCGGCGGGGCTGGGTGCGGCTGGTATCCAGTTCGTCCACGTCGATGGCCTGGAGCTTGAAGGGCACCAGGCCCCCGGCGGTGTGGCGGAACAAAAACAGAATGCCGCCGTCCACCTTTTTCCGTTCCTCGGCCATCCGCAGCAGTTCCGTGAAGGACTGCTCCCCGGTGACGTCACAGTTCCGCGCCTCGCACCACTGCCGCCAGAGCTCTTCCAGCTGCCGGTCCAGAGTGCTGTCCCCGGTGTTGGCCCGGAGGGTGTAGCCCCTGCCCACCACGTTCCGGTCGTAGGCCAGGATCACCGACTGCAAAATATCGCTGTTGCGCTCCAGGTCCCGGGCTCGGGCCCGGATGATGTCCCGGCTGTAGCGGTCGGTGGTCTCGGCGCTCTCGTTGAGGGCCGCCCAGTGGCCGTTGATCCGGCCCTGGCCAGCGGCGTCATAGTGCCGCAGCACCTGATAGCTCTGGCGCCAGGCTTCCCGCTCATAGGCCCACCGGGGGGACACCGCTGCGATCAGGCCATCCAAAATGCCCACAGGCATCACCTCCCGTCAAAAAAGGCCACGCAGGTGTGGCTCAGCAGGGGGCCGCTCTGGTCGGTGTCCAGCTGGGCTTCCAGGTCCTCCCGCATAGATTTCAGCATCCCCAGGTCGGCCCGGGTCAAAGACCGGCTGCCGATCTTGTAGGACTGGCCGCCCACCAGGATGGTCTCGATGGCCTTGTTGATCTGTTCCAGCCGCTGGCGCTTGTCGTTGTCCGCCACGGCGTTCACCTCCTGTCAAATCCAGTTTTCATGCTGCCCGATCCAGTCCTCCTCGGGGGTGGGCTGGGACGCGGGCCGGGGTTTGGGCGCTGCCGCCGGGGCCTGCAAAGCCAGGCTGCGGACGTTTTTCAGGTCGGCCGCGCAGGCGGCGTAGACCTCGCAGTCCAGGTAGTGGTTGTCGGCGTGGGTGGATTTCACCACCCACCGCTGCACCTGCCGGCTGCCTGACCGCTCGGTGATCTTGTGCTCGGAGGTCACCTGCTGGGCATAGTCCAGGTCACAGTCCTTGTGGACCATCCAGGAGCCGCTGCCATTGGGCCGGCGCATCCGGGCCGCGATCATATCCTTGTATTTGCCGGTGTCTATGATAATCAGCTGCATCCCGTTGGCCCGGCTGTCCGGCTTGTCCACCGTCGAGATCTTGTAATAACCTGGCAGCGGCTTGGAGGAGCCTTTGCCGGCGGCCACCCAGTCCAGATTCATCAGGCAAAACTCATAGACTGTGTCGGTCTGGTCGCCCGAATCCATCAGGGCCAGCTCCACCATCAGAGAGCCCCCCGACGGCAGCGGAAAGACGGTGCCCATCACCTGTTCCAGCTCCTCCCCCGAAAGGGCCTGGCCGTGGGCCACGTTCTGGCTGGTCATGTGGTCGCCCCAGGCCCGGATGGTCCAGTAGATGGAATTCTCCTGGACGTCGATGCCGCCGGTCAGGAGCTTGGTCCAGGGCGGCAGCTGCCAGGCCGGGGTCTCGGTCTGGCGCTCCAGCACCAGCTCGGCGCTGGTTTTCAGTTTGGTGTCCTCCCAGGGCTCGGCCAGCCAGCTGTTCACGAAGTTGTGGAGCATCTCGGGGTCGTCTTTGACCTTCAAAAACTCCCGGGCTACTTCCTCGAAGGTGGTAAAGGGCGAATACAGGGTATTCATCCAGAAGGCCACGCTGCGAGGGGTCTGGCTGTCCCTGCGGACAAACTGCCACCGGCCCGCCCGCAGCATGGCGGGCTTGTCCCGGTCGGTGAGGATGCAGCCGCATTCCTGGCAGACGTACCGCGCCCGCCGGGCCCGCTGGATGAGGTCCGGCTCTTCCTCCTTGCCGGGCCATTTCAGCTGGGCAAACTTCAGCTCGATGAACGCCCCGCAGTGGGGGCAGGGCACGAAATAGTGTTTCTCAGCCTCGGCGGCCTCCTTGGCCCGCCAGATCAGCCCCGTTTTCAGGGTGGGGGTGGAGGCCATGAAAATTTTCCGGTTCAGCCGGTAGCTCTTGGTGCGCTCCACCGCCAGGGACACGGGGTCGGATTCCTTCTTGGTGGAGCCGGGGTACTTGTCCACCTCATCCAGGAACAAATACCGGATGGGGGTGGAGGACAGGTCCGCCGGGGAGTTTGCGCCGGTGAGGTAGACGGTCATCCCGTCAAACCGCTGGGCCAGGTCCTCGCTCTCGTGGGCGCGGTACTTGGCCGCCAGCGCCGGGCAGCTCTTGAACATGGGCTCCAGCTTGGACTCCACCGTCCGCTTGGCCAGCTGATCGGAGGGATACACCACCATAGTGGGGCCCGGGTCCTGGTCGATCAGACTGCCCAGGGCGTTCTCCATGGCCGAGGTGCCGCCCACCTGGGTGGGCTTCACAAAGACGATCTGTTCGGTGGTGTCGTCCGAAAAGGCGTCCATGATCTCCACCAGGTAAGGGGTCAGGGCGTTCCGCCAGGGGCCCGCCACCGCGTTGGTGTCGGGCAAAATCCGGTTGGCCTCGGCCCAGGCCGACACGGTTAGCCGCTTTTTGGGCCGCAGCACCTGGAGGGCCGGGGCCATCCACCGGGGGACGGCGTAGGGTTCCACCCTGCTCCGGCGCTTCACGGCGGGTCAGCGTCCTCCCTGTCCTGAATCCGGGCCGCCGCCACAAAGGCCTCGAACAGGCCGTCCAGCTCCTGCTGCAGGTCCTTTTTCATGCTCCGGGCCGCTGCCGGGGGACTCGCCCGCCTCCGGCTGCGGGGTGTTCTCTGGCCCGCATGGCAGCCAAAGAAAAAGCCGCCGGCAGGGATTGTTCCCCGCCTGCGGCTTTCACAGGTACACTATACCATGCCCGGAATATGACATTCAATGACATCTTTACAGGTCCAGCCCGTCCACCGCCTGGTGATGCAGCCGGAACACCTGCCGCAGCACCAGATGGTGGTCGGCGGCGATCTTCTCCCACCGCTGGCCCAGGATGTACCGCCGGGTGAGGATGTCCCGGCGCAGAGGGTGGACCTCCCGCTGGATGGCTGCCTCGATCTCGGCCCGCCGGGCCTGGCCCTGTTCCAGCTGGGCGGCCAGCTTTTGGCGGGCTTCTTCCAGCCGCTCCACCGCCCGGGGAATGGCCTGGCCGTCCCCTCCCCCGCCGGGCATCCCCGAGATGGCCCGGGTCACCCGCCGGGCCTGAGCTTCCAGCTGGCCGATCTCCTCGGTCAGCAGCTGTTCCCGCCGCAGGCTCTCCCGATACCGCCGCAGCCAGGCCACCTTTTCGCTGTATTCCATAGGGTTCACCTCGTAATGCTTTTTCCTCTTGCTGTTTTTCACATTCTGAAAACCTGCCCCACCGGGGCGGTCAGGGGGCCGGGGATGCCTTCGTCCCATCGGGCTCCAGGGTCTGGATTTTGACCCCGGCATAGCTCCGGTTCCGCATCCCGCAGGCCTCCCAGTCCCCTGACCAGTCGGTGGCTGCGCCGGGGGCTACCCCGTAAATGGCGCACTTGCACACCGTCTGCCCGCCGGCGTGAATCCATTCCAGGCGGCTGCATTCGCTGCACCTGCGGCCCGGGTCGAGGCCATAGAGCCAGTGCATCCGTTCGATCTTTTCCATGGATATTCCTCCCCTTCTCATGCTGGGCCGGCACAAAAGCGCCGACTGAATTCTATGCGGCAGTGCCCTTTTTTGCCACTGTCTGAGGCCGGCAGCTGGACGAACGATGAAGACTCCCTCTGTTTGTCGCATAAAAAAATCCGTATTCTCTGGCCATTATACCAAAGAATACGGATGAAAAACGGGACAGGTTTTAAATACAAGTCACTGGACTTCCGGCGAATAACTGGGTGGCGTAATCAACGGCGCCCCTCCAAAAGAGGCTGTAATCTGTGAAATCAACATGGAGATCCGTCCAACAAACCCCTGGTTTTCCTGTATATAAAACCCGGGCTCGTTTCTTATCTCCTCATCAATCTGTTCTTGCGACACTTCTGCCAAAGAGCCTTCTTGTTTCAGATCATGTTCAACAAAATATGTGGCTGTAATATCGAAGACAGAAGCCGGTTCAAACCAAACATGACGCGTAAACTCGATTCGGAGAAACTTGTCTGCAGCTTTACCAGTAATCGTGTCTTCAAAATGCACTTCAATCTGTGCATCAGCATCTGGAATTTCACACATTTTGATTTGAGCCAGTCCAACACGGATACGGTTTCCCAACAAATCTTTCAGCATATCTTAGACCCCTCTTTCTTCACATTATAGAAGTAGCCTGAACAATAGCCCGGATTGCTGTAATTTTGCTTTCCCGTATCTTGTCTCGATGTGGTCGACAGAGCAAAAGACTCTACAATCTCTTTCGGCGCAACAATGACATATCTTTCTTTTTCTTGATCCAAATATTCTCTCAATGCTGCATCAACGACCTTATTGAGGGAAACGCCATCATTTTGCGCACGAATCGATGCCTGCTTATGCAGCTCGGGAGAAATGCGAACATTGAAAGATCCGCTGTAAGCACGCTGGGTTTCTTTCCCAATTTCCTTGCAAAATGCAATATAATCGTCTACAGCTTGATGAAATTCGCTTTCAATTTTTTTCGCATTTTCGGTGTAAAAGTCGACTAAATCCGAAATTCCCAAAACTTTGCCATAAAAAATCTGATCATCTGCAGAGTACTCGGGCTTTGCGGAATAGCCTTTGTAGTGCAATACGCTATTCATATATGACCATGCTCCTTTAAAAAAACAACCACACTTTCGACAGAACCTTTTACCATGATATCTCCAGGATGAGGCTTATGAAGCTGAATAGCATCTCCTGTTATAGGATGATAAAACTTTACTCTCGACCCTGAAGTTGCTCCCTTTGTGGACTCCACATATCCAAAATGGTTCATAATCTTTTTTAGGTCAGAGTAGCGGAAGTCAGCAGGTGTAGGCTTTCTGCATAGTTTTGCCAAGAGGGTTTCCGTCTTACTCATATTCTATGCATCTCACCTACCAATCTGTAACTAAAAAGTAGTTGCAATGCAAGCATACTGGTTTTTATCCAAAGCGTCAATGGTTAAAATGCACAAATATTTCTTTTATTTTTCGAAGTTTATCCCGTTAAGCCTGTACATTTTGATCAAAGCACTTGATCATTCTCACCGTTCGCTTCCGAATGCTTTCCGGGCTGTTTCCCCCTCCAATTCTACATGCAACCTGTGCCCAGCTAATCCGGCCATCACCGAGAAAGGCAATTTCCAGGATCCTGCGAGTAAGAAAATCATCCACCTGCTGGATCATTTTTTGACGGACATCCCAGGGCAGCTCTCTAAACGCTCGAATCGTCATCGCACACCTGCTTTCTCTGTTTTCAATGCCAAATCGCCAATTTCCGGTCAAGCAATATCCGCCCCACTCACGGCACCACCTCCAAAAACCGCTGGCGCTCCTTGTCGAAGGCCAGGGGGATTTCCCCCACCCGGCCCTCCTTGTTCTTGGACAGGATGCAGACGCTGCGGCCATCATCGGCATTGCCCAGCAGGAGGACCGCGTCGGCGTCCTGTTCCAGCTGGCCCGACTCCTTCAGGTCGGCGTTGCTGGGCATGGCGTGGGCGGCGTTGCGGCTCAGCTGGGCCGCGCCGATCACCACCATTCCGGTGGTCTGGGCCAGCTCATGGAGGGCAATCGAAATCTGGGTGATGGCCTGATACCGGTCCCCCGACCGGTCGGGCCGGATGATCTGGACATAGTCGATCACCGCCACCTGGGCCTTCATCCGCTGGGCCTGGGCCCGGATCCAGGCCACATTCCGCCCCGAGGCCGACCGGATGTACAGGGGCAGCTGCCGCAGTTTGGACAGGCCGTCCAGCTCAGCGGCGGGGACCTTCTTGGTTTTCACCTGTTCCAGCGGGGCATAGAGCTGGTTTGCAATGATTCGCTGGGTCAGAATCTGGGGGCTGGTCTCCAGGCTGAAATAACAGACCCGGCGGCCCTGCTTGGCCATCTCCACCGCGATCTGGAGACTGAGGGCGGTTTTGCCCGCCGAGGGCCGGCCGCCGATCAGGATGAAATTCCCCGGCAGGATGTGGAGGTTCCGGTCCAGAGGACCGATGCCGGTGGGGATGTAGTTTGGCTGCTGGTCCAGGCTGCGGATGTAGTCGTCGATCAAATCGCCGATGGGGGTGAAGTCCTCGCCGGGATGGTCGGTGTCCAGGGCCTGTCCCATCCGGCCATACAGGCCAGCCAGGTCCTCATAGCTGGTGGAGGGGGATGCCGCCTGCACCGCCAGGGTCTGGAACCGTTCCAGCGCCCGCCGTTCCAGCAGGGCCGTCACCCATTCCCGCACCCGGCTGCGGGTCACCTGTACCGGGGCGGTGTCCAGGGCGTCAATGCAGGCCGCCACCGTCTCTTTCAGGTTGGGGTAATGGTGGAGGACGTCCACCACATCCATCTCCCCTTTGGCGCTCCATGTGCCGTCTACGGCGGCGTACAGGTCGCTGAGGCCCTCGGGGAAGTCGTCCGGGGTCAGGCGGCCCACCGCCTCGGGAATGTACTGCGGGAAGCCCAGCAAAGCCGCCAGCAGCATCTTGGGCAGGTCGATCATGTTAGCACCTCATACCGGGGCTCGGGCGGCTGGGGCGTCCGCGGCTGCTGCCGGCTGCGCATCTTCTCCCGGCGGGCTTCCACGTCGCCGGGGGTTTTGACCCCCTCTTTCCGCCAGCTGTCCAGCACCCCGTCCACATAGCTCCAGCTGCGGGCGTTGTGCTGGGCCGCCTCCTGGATGGCCAGACGCACCATCCCATCCCCCACCGCGGCCCGGTAGGCCTGCAGCTTGTCCAGCGCGCTGCGGGGAAAGCTGCCGATCTCCTGCTGATAGTCCTGGATCAGCCCCGCCAGGGCTGTGTCGGTGCGGCTGTCGGGGTCTTTTGAGAATACAGCTTCAGCAGCAGTTACAGCTTCAGCTTCAGTTACAGTGCTTTCGGGTTCCGAAAACCTCCGGCTTTCCTGGTTTTCGGATGAAAAACCTTGTTCGGGAAGGTTTTTATCTTCAAAACCTATGGTTTCCGGTTTTGAAACAGTGGTTTTCTCGTTTTTCGCTTTTGGACGTCCGCCGCGCTTTCCGCCCTCCCGTTTGGCGATGTTGGTGTCGATGCTGGGCCGGATCACAGCAAACACCGCCCGCTGGATGGCGGACTGCAGCACCGGCTCCTCACCCGTCAAGGCATAATTGCAGATGGCCCAGAACATGGCCAGCTGGTCTGCCTCCTCCATCTCCTGAATGGCGCTCAGAAACGACCGGTAAAACACAAAGGACTCCCGGGTCTCTTCCATCAAATCCTCCTTATTTTGCAAAGTGTCCATTCTCCTTTTCTTTTATTTGGTCGCATGCTATACTTTTGATAAAAGGAGGCGATTACTTTGGACAAAAAATCTCGTCAAATTCTTGCCTATATGCGTGATATCAATTCCATTGGCCGTGCTGAGTTACTCCGTCATTTTGACTTAAGCTATACAGCATCATTCGAATATTTGTTAGCAGAAAAATTCATCGCACAAGCTTTAAATCCAACCTCCAGTCCTCGCATTGTAAATGGCAGAACAGTTTATGATCAAGTTCTTAATCCTACTGACTCTTACCATATCACCGGTCTGGGTTTGGATTTTCTTGAACATTACACGCAAAATCAGCTTCTGCGTTGGTTACCTTTGATACTCAGCATTTACGCCGCATTTTTATCTACCATGACATCAATCTTCATGCCGCTTTTACGGCACTTTTTTCCACATATTTTTCCCTGAGGCTCTTACGCTGGTATCTGCACCATTCCCGCAGTTCATCCAAAGAACTCTTTCATTTTTGTTCTTTACATTTGTTTCTTCTTTTGTCTTTTCTGCTTTTCACGGGCCGATGGCGCCAGAGTGCTGTCCACCCCATATACCCGGGCGGATGAAATGACATTCCTGGCCAGGTCGGTGAGGATGGTCCGGCCGTTGGCCCGGTCCGCCGCCGGCAGGGCGTCCAGGGCGGCGTGGGCCTTGGCGGCCAGACCGTTCAGGGCCGACCGCAGGCCGATCAGGGCCTCATGGTCATCCGCTGCGTCGGCAGCCATCCAGAGGGCGGCAGACAGATCCTCGGCCTGCTCCTTTTCCCGCAGGTGGCGGGCTGCTCCGCTGTCCTGGTAGCGGACCTCTGCCCGCTGGGCGGCTGCCTCCCACTTTTCGGCCAGGGCGATGATTTCCACCTTGGTCATGACCGCTGCGCCCCTCTCAGACCCGACAGGTCAATCCGGGCGCTTTCCTTCACGCGGGACGCCGCCGCATTCTGCACAATCTCCAAAGCGTCCGCTTTGGCCCCGGCGGGATCGCCGGTTTTGCGGCCCCATTCCTCTGCCACCTGACGCAGCAAAGCCCCCAGCAGGACGCACAAATCCGCGTTGCCGCCCCGGACCAGCGCCTGGACCATCTTGGTGTTGGGGTCATATTCGGCGCGGATACTGACTTTTTCCCGATTGTGTTGCATTTTTGGAACACCTCCTGTATACTTGAGGTGAGCACTTGCATCAGCTCACCATGGCTCTGCCCGATCTCGACCATCGGGCGGGGCCTTTTTGTTTTGGTTCACGGGGCAGCCTTCCGGCTGCCGAAAAAGTGGACAAACTCCGCCAGGTCCGCCCCCAGCAGGCTGCAGGCCCCGGTGGCCTCGGGCAGGCTCCAGGGAGTGCGGCCCCGCACCCGGGCCGACAGGCCCGACGGGGCCAGGCCCACCGCGGCGGCCACGTCCTCGCTGTGGAGGCCGGCGGCCTTCAGCTTGGAGCGGAACCAGGTCACCGGGTCATCCGGCAGCGGGGGCTCCGGGGGCGTGGTCTCCACACAGCCCAGCCCTGCCAGCACCGGCGCGAAATCATCCGGCGCACCGTCCAGCGTGATGGTCATTTTCACAGCAGTTTTCCTCCTTTCCTTCGCTTCTCTCCAGCCAGTCCTCATACCGCCGGATCACCGGCAGCAGGGCGGTTCCCGTCATGCTGGCAACCACCGCCGCCACCGCATACAGCGACCAAAATGCGGGATATTCCGCGATCCCCATGACGATCCACAGGGCGGTCAGCTCCAGGGCCAGATACCCAGTCTGCAAAGCCAGAAGCCCAGCCCGGGCCAGCCAAAGGCCCCGCCGGGCGGATTCTTTCTTTTTCACAACGTCACCCCCTCAAGTGTAGAATCACGGCCGCCGCTGCAACCAGCACCAGCAGCCAGTCCAGCCGGGTGGAATGGTAGTCCATGGGCCCCTCCTATCTGTACCGCCAGCTGTTGGCGGTTTCAGCAGCGCAGCGGGCGAATATCTCGCCCTGCTCGGCGTCGGTGTGGACGATGCCCGGCACCGCCAGTGCCCGGGACGCCCGGATCCGGTCGGCCACCGCCTGGGTGGCCCGCAGATCCTGTTCCATGGCGGCGGCATCCGCCCGGTAATGGGAGGACCGCTCGTCCACCACCCGAACCTCCTCCCGAAGGGCAGCGTGGACGCACCGGCGCAGCCGCTCCATGGCCACCTCCAGGCCGTCCTCCTTGGCCCATTCGTTGAACTGGCGGTAATTGTCCCGGCCAGCCTGCCGCAGCCGTTCCAGCCGGTCGGGGCCAAAACCGAATTCCTCCATCACCCCGGCGGCGTAAATCTGCCAGGCGATGGCTGCCGCCTCATCCCCGGCCATCCGCAGCTGCTTTTCCCGGCGGGTGCGGGGCGCCCGCAGCAGCGGCACCGGAAAATCCAGCTGCGCCTTACCCCGGATCCAGCCTTTCCGCTGGCGGGCCGCGGCCTGTTCGCCCTGGCTGAGGACGGCGGCCACGTTTTCATCCTGGAGCCGGCGCAGCACCTTGGCCAGTTTTTCCAGCCGGCCGGCGCCCCGTCCGAATTCCTGATGAAGGGCCACCGTCAAACACCAGGACGCCAGCTGCGCCACCGAGGTTTTGGTCTCGGCCATTTCCTGTTCAAAACCCATCTGTATGTACTCCTTTCGCGTATTTGCGGCCCGCCGGGATCGAACCGGCGTAAAGGACCACTCACCGCACATAAACCCCCATCCCCGCGCACCGTGATGGATGGGGGGCCCTTGGGCCGGGCCACCTCTGGTGAACTTACCCGGCTCCAGATCCGGGAATCAGTCCATACTGTCGGGAGGTCGGACAGGGAATCCCGAACAGTTGGACCGGGCCTTTCGGCCCACATAGAGCCCTCTGCCAGATTGCGGCCCGGCAGAGGGAGCGCCCACAAGCAGGGCTGCTCCTGGCGAACTTACCCGCCGCCAGGCACGGGATAAAATCCACTCCCGCCAGAGAGGTCTCTCCAGACAGGAATCCGGGCCTTTCGGCCCACATGAAGCCCTCTGCCAGGGCGCACCAGACAGAGGGGGCGGAGGGACTCTCCCCCGCCTGCCGCACAGGCTGCGGTCGGCCTGCCCGGATGCCGCCGGGCGGGGTCTGGATTATGGAACCAGCCCCTTTTGAGCCTATAGCGAGGACGGCTTTCACGCCCTTGCCCACGCCGGAGTTTGAGCGCTGCCGTTTTTCACGGCCGCCATAGGGTCTGCCATCATTCATGCAAACCATGTCTGGGTGCGCCGGGCTCGGACCGGCCGGCAGCCTGCTGCGGCACCCCCTGGAGCGGCCTCAGAGGGCCGCCGTGTTCCTCTGTTTCTGCCGGTGTCTGTTTGGTATCCGGGGCCGGCTCATACTCCGGGCAGCCGGTATTCCGTCCCGTGCAGGCCCGGCATTCGGCCCGGTCCAAGTGAAAGGTGCGGCGGCACGGACGAGAGTTCATCCCTTCCCCTCCCGCCGCCGGGCCTCCATCTCGAAATCCCGCGCCAGGGTGTCGGGGTCGTAATACTGGACCATGCGCTGGTCGGTCGCCCCGTCGCAGATGCTGAGCCGGATTCTTCCGCAGCCGTCCTTCCAGTCGTTTTCACAGACCAGGATCAGCCCTTCCGGGCCGGTCCTGCCTCCGTAAATATCGGTGCCGGGCACCATCCACCGGGATTTCTCCAATTTCGCCCGGGGGAACATCCGCTTTGTCAGTTTGCGGACGGTTCGGGGGGTGAGTGAAAAGGTGTGTTTGGGTTCCATACAATCGCCTCCTGTCTTTGTTTATATGAACCTTGCGTTCTCATCTATTTGTCCTTATACTGAAAGTGCCAGCTGTTGCAGCAGCTGAGACTTTCAGGAAAGGAGGCACATCGTATGAGAATCAATATGGATTGCATCCGGGATATCCTGTTGTGTGTTGAGGAAAACACCGGACTGCATCAAATGTGTTTCTTCATCAGTTATGCGGACGCAGGCATTCAGGCAGCTTTGGGAGAAGATACCATTCCGCCTAAATCCTATCAGGTGGAACTTGAAAGCCGGTACGACAACGACGACATCATCTATAACCTCAAATATTGTGTGGAGTCTAAACTTGTCGCCACTTCCGGCCATTTTCCGACCTACCAAAACTGGATTACTGATCTAACTCCCAAGGGCCATGAATTTTTGGCCGAAATCCGGGATGAAGGGAACTGGAAGAAGATCAAACAGGCCTGCTCCAAAATCGGAGCTGTAAGTATGGATATCATTCTTGAAGTTTCAAAAAGTGTTCTGCTTGCCGGGTTTAACTCTTTCTTAAAGATGTCCTGAGTTTTTCATCCTTGCAGCTTTTTCGATACACGCATCGATCTCCTGTTTGGTCGGTGTCGTGTATCCTTTTTCTTTGTAGTGAAGCAGCAGCCCTCTCAGCGCGAAAGCTGTCGCCCGCCACATCACGCCACAGAAAATCGCCGTCGCTGCCAATGCAGCCTCAAAAAGAATTCTCATGGCGCCTCCTTTCTCATTCAAAAGTGTAATTTAATTCCACTATTTTGCGAAAAAAATAGCGTCTTTCTCCCTCAGCGAAAGCCCCAGGAGCGTGGACAGCGTATCCACCTCACTCACTTTGAACTCGTTGTCGTTGTCAATTTTCAGCTGCAAAGTGTAAGCACTGATGCCAAGTTGCTGGGCAATATGCTTGTACTTCAGCCCGGCGGCTTCAATGCGGCGGCGTAATTCTTTGGTATCGGTCATGGAATCACCTCACTTCCTTGTGGAATTTAGTTCCACAACATCACTATACCATCTTGTGGAAAGAAAGTCAACTATTTTTTACTTTTCATCAAGATTACTTGAATCTGCTTCCACTCTATGATATTATGATGGAGAAAGCAGGTGATTTTGTGTCTGAACTTTACAACAGGATCAAAACCAGACGCCAAGAGTTAGGTCTTACCGTAGAAGAACTAGCCAACCGCATGGGATATAAAGACAAATCGTCTATCAGTAAGATCGAGAACGGAAAAGCAGATATTCCACAGTCCAAGGTGGAAGCTTTCGCCAAAGCTCTTGAAACCACCACTGCCTATTTGATCGGCATAGACGAAGAAAAAGAACGTGCTGTAAAAGTTCCGCCGGGCTTTGAGCCCCTGCCCGAAATGGTGCAGGTGCCCCTGATCGGCAACATTGCCTGCGGCACTCCCATTACCGCCGAGGAAAACATCAAGCAGTATATTGGCATCCCGGCGGCATGGCGGGCAGACTTCGCCCTGGAATGCCACGGGGACAGCATGGCTCCCCGGATCTGTGACGGAGACATCGTCTGCATCCGCAAGCAGTGTGAGGTGGAAACCGGACAGATTGCGGCTGTCCGGATCGGCGAGGAAGCCACCCTCAAACACTTCTACAAGTCCGGGGAGATGGTCCAGCTGATCGCCGAGAACTCGGCGGTCTGCCCGCCCATGATCTTCTCAGGCACACAGCTGGCTGATATCAAAATCGAGGGCCTGGCCGTCGGGTTCTGCCGGGGGCTGTTGTAAAAACATCTTTTCCGGAGGAGGAATTCAAATGGACTGGCAGGATGTTCTTGCTATTTTATCGTTTATCATCGGCGCAGTCTCTCTCGTTTTCAGCTATGTCTCCATGCAAAGAACCGGCAAGATCCAGGACGCCTTGAAAGAACAGGCCGAGCACAGATTCCAGCGGGACAATGCCCGCAATTTACGGCCCCAAGTAGAAGCCCTTCTGGAACAGGTTCAAAAGGACTATGAAGATCTGACACAAGTGGAGCGGGATATCAAACAGTCACAATTTGTATTGTCCCAGCTCCAGTATTCAGTGGATGTTTCCAAGCCCCATGTGGAAAAAGTTCTCAAAATGCTCAGTGAAAACACCGACAATCGATACAATACCAATCCCCTATCTCACACATCCCAAAACTATATTGACACATTGAGCGCCTTGGTGATTGCTTTAAAGAAGGAGGCCGACTGATATGTTTGCTGAACAAGTAAATCACTTTGTTTCGGAACTAACCGCTCTGACCCGGAAAGATCTCATCACATGGGAACGCTTTCCTCAGCATTATCCCTTCCAGAACAATCTCTTTGTCCAGAACTTCATTCAGGAGCACCCTGAAATGGACAAGAACCGCTCCTATTTCTTTTCCCACAAAAATGGACTGGTGCTGTTCATCCGCTCTACTTCTGGCAAAATCACCGAGGGTGTCCACATTCAAAAGCATTTCGGCGACCCCATTATCGATCTGACACAGGGGTATGATATGGGTTCTGCCGTCCCAAACCTGGGCAAAGCCATTGATTACGCCATTGAAGTAGATGAAGCTCTGCCCGCTGGCGTCTATCATTTCATGGGGGATATTGAAAAGCTGAATCCTTCACCCGGTGCAGAAGGGTGAAAGGCTGTCCATCGAAGTTTATCAAATCACAGGAGGTTGAACTATGGGACTATTCGGAGGAAATACCGTCTGCTCTCTTTGCGGTGAGAAGGCAGGCATCACAGCCTTGAAGCTTCCCGACGGGGTAATCTGCCACAAATGTCTGAGCAAATGCAGCCCGCTGTACAGCCGGGCCGGCAAGAGCTTCCAGGAGATCACCGATCACATCCACGCCCGGGAGGAAAACGCCCGGCGCTATCAGGCAATGCACTGGACCAACACCGTCAGCGGGTGGATCTTTGCAGACACTGAAAGCCAGACCTGGTGCTGTCCGGTAATCTGCCCCAAAAATCCGGACCTGTTGCGCTTTGCGGATCTGATCGACTTTGAACTGCTGGAGGACGGGATATCCATCACTAAGGGCGGCCTCGGGTCCGCCGTGGTGGGCGGGGTGCTGTTCGGCGGGGTCGGCGCCATCGTGGGCGGCGGCCTAGGCAAAAAGCAGAAGGATGTCTGCCAGAAAATGACCATCTCTATCCACCTGCGCAACAGCTTCACCCCCGGCTTTGAGATCCCGCTGGTGACGGCTGAGACCAAAAAGTCCGGTTTCATCTACCGAAACGCAAAGGACAGCGCTGCAAAAATCATCACAATCCTCACCATGATTGCTGACAGCCAGAACGCTCCCGCCCCGGCGGCCCAGCCGGCCGGGTCATCCTCCTTTTCCCTGGATGAGATCGTCAAGCTGAAACAGCTGCTGGACATGGGCGCCATCACCCAGGAGGAATTTGACGCCAAGAAAAAACAGCTGCTGGCGCTGTAAGTTTGAGGGATGTTCAAATACTGTTCATGCGTGTTGATTTGGGGGAATAGAAAATGGATCCTTTGGCTACAGTTTTGCTTAGCAACCCAGAATTGATTATCCAACCTGCAAAATTGGGCTGGAATACGGTCAAAAAGTTTTTTGATGATTGTGATGCGAAAGATTCCATCCATTATGGAGACGCATACTTTGATTATCTAGAAAATACAGTTCATAGCATCAGCCAAATCAAAACGCTGATTTATCGCCATGTTCCCAAGTTTCTTTACTTGTTTTATGAGTATCCCAACATACAATATAAAGATCAAGCCATAAGCACATTCAACGCGCAAGATATTTTGGACCTCAACAATAAATTGCTTGTCACGGGGATCGGCGGTATTGGAAAATCTCTTCTGCTAAAGCACTTTTTCTTAAATATTGCCCAATATGGCTGCTATATTCCTGTCCTAATTGAATTAAGAAAATTCAATCAGATGGACAGCAAAGAAATATCTTTGTATGATGCCATCTACCAAAACTTATCCAACAATGGCTTTAAACTAGAGGATAAATACTATAAATATAGCCTTGAGGCAGGCGGATACGTCATTCTTTTGGATGGTTTTGATGAGGTCAATCGGGACAAAGCACAAAAAGTTTTTGATCAAATCCAAAACTTCAGCCAGCGATACAATAAGAATCACTTTATCGTTTCTTCCCGGCCTTCGGATCGTTTTGTGGGCTGGAATGATTTTCATGGGATCACTCTTTGTAACCTAACAAAAACACAAGCTCTCAATTTGATACAAAAAATCGACTTTGACGAAGCTATAAAAAAACCATTTTCCGACGCTCTTGATTCCAAGTTATTTGACACCTATGAATCTTTTGCTTCCAATCCCCTTTTGCTCACCATCATGCTGCTTACCTTCAGCAATCATGCAGCACTTCCCGATAATCCAAATGATTTTTACGAGCAAGCTTTTTCTACTTTGTTTAATGGCCATGATGCAACAAAGGATTATTTTGTCCGCGACATCCGAAGCCACCTGAGCTATGAAAATTTCAAAACCATTTTTGCCTATATTTGCTTTAAATCCTTTTTTAAAGACGACTTTGAATTTTCGGATGTTTCTCTGCGCCACTATATCGAACTGGCAAAAATCAAATATCCCGGTCTGTCTTTTACTGCTGAAGAATTCCAGGAAGATTTGACGCTGTCCGTCTGTATGCTGATAAAAGACGGCCTCACTTATCATTTTATTCATCGATCGTTTCAAGAATACTTTGCAGCATGGTATACGTGCAAACTCACCGACCATGAACAAATTAAACTCTTAACAGCTTATTTGTCCGAAACGGCTCATCTATCCAACATCAATTCCACCGACAAATACTTTGAAATCTTGTTTGATCTGCAACCCGATAAAGTGAATAAAATCCTCTTGTGTCCCGGGATCAAAAAACTCAAAGCGCTCTATCAAAACGAAGGGTTTTCAATCCATCTTCTTTCTTCTCTCTTTTATGGATTCTTTCTGGAAAAAATTTATCTCTATCGTAACAATACATGGCTGCCTTTTCGTGTTTTGTCGTTTTGTTCTCTTGATCGTTATTTATGCAATATTCTGAATCTAACCTGTAACTTCAATTACGGTTCTTGTTTATTGTATGTAATAGATGATCCAGAAGAAATAGAATGTATCCATAAACTTTTCAAGGCAAAGAATTCTTCCAATCATTCCAATCAGTCGTTGTGGTCGTTCAAAGAAGCTTTATCCATTGTTTCCTCCGACGAATTACTAAATTGTTTGGATTGGTGCGACAGCCGCTTTCAGCAGTGTTTTGAAATTTATGATCGGTATAATCAAGATCCCATCTCAAATAAAAATACCGTATCTTCCATCATAGACGAGCTTTAATCAACCATTAGGAAGGAGTCCCACCCATGCACCTTTCATCCCGTATTTTCTCGGCGGCCCTGGCCGCCGTCCTGGCGGTGTCGGCCCTGTGCCTGCCGGCATCCGCCGCCAAGTATGACATCCTGACCTTTCCGGATGCGGCCGGCAACCAGGTCACCTACCTGGACCAGCAGTACCAGGATATCGCGGAACTGCCCATCGGCACCCAGATCATCCTGACCGGCATGCCCGACTACAACGCGGCCTACAATGACGGCCAGTACAATTATGTGGGCTTCAATACCGACAAGGGCACCTGGTACATTCGGCTGGGCAGTTCCAGCGTGGATGCCCTGAAGAAGATCGTCCCGGACGATGGAAGCATTACCGAGTTCACCGCCTGCGGCGTCTATGTGGGTCTGCTGGCCGCCAACGGTCTGCCAGTGGTAGATCTGGCCCAGGGTCAGGCCTTGGTGTACAGCGCTCAGGCCGGCGGCGACGCCGTTCACCCTCTGGCATCCGAACTGCCCCAGTATCAGCAGCAGATCGACGCGGCCAAAGCCGCCCAGGCTGCCGCCGAGGCCGCTGCAGCCCAGCAGGCTGCCAAAGAAGCCGAATTCACCAGCCGGGGCCTGCCCTATGTGGAATACACCCCCACCGGCAGGATGGTCTGGATTCCCACCCACGGCGGCACCAAGTACCACAGCCACTCCGGCTGCAGCAACATGAAAGGCCCCCAGAAGGTGGATCTGGGCTATGCCGAGGCCCGGGGCTTCACTGCCTGCAAGCGGTGCTACTGATTGTCCCCAATCATTGCAAGCAAGTTTAAAATCCATTGGAGAGAAAATTTTATGGAAAACAATTCGTATTTTGACGGCGGCCTGCTCCAGCTGATTGGCTGGCGGATTCTGGGCTTTGTGGTCACATTCTGCACCCTGGGCATCTGCTACCCCTGGGCTGTCTGCATGATTTACGGCTGGGAGACCCGGCACACGGTGGTCAATGGTCGCCGCCTTGCCTTTGACGGCACCGCCCTGCAGCTGTTCGGCAACTGGATCATCTGGCTGCTGCTGTGCATCATCACCCTGGGGATTTACAGCTTCTGGGTGGGGATCGCCCTGCGGAAGTGGAAAGCGTCCCACACCCACTTTGCCTATTAAGGCAAGGCTTTCTCTGCGCCGCCATGGCGAGGCTGTTATCGGCCGGGCCTGAGTGGGACGCAGTAAAAAGAAAACCAAACAAAAAATCCCGCCCACCTGCTGGAACAGGTGAACGGGACAGGCAACCGGCTCCCCTCAGAGAGGATCATCGCGCAGCTAGCACAATGCGATTATACCTCTTTTGGGTGGGGTCTGTCAAACCATACCCAAAGGAGGTTTTTGTATGGGCAGACGTACCAACACGGCGGTCTGGTCGGACAAATACGGCCGCTGGCAGATCAATGTCCAGAAAGACGGCAAGCGGCGCAGCTTCTACAGCTTCAAGCCCGGCCGGACCGGCCAGCGGGAGGCCAACAAAAAGGCCGACGACTGGCTGGACAAGGGCGTCAGCTCCCGGCGCAAGACGGTGGCGGATGTCTGGCCGGAATACCTGGAGCAGCGGCAGATCACCACATCCGAAAGCAACTGGAAGCCCATGGAAAGCCGCTGGCGCACCTGGATCGCCCCCAACCTGGGCCGGAAAAAGCTAGAGGCCCTGACGGATCAGGACCTCCAGCACGTGCTGGACCTGGCTTGCGCCGCAGGCCGCAGCAAAAAGACCCTGCAAAATCTCTATGCCGACCTGACCGGCCTGTTGAAATTTGCCCGCAAGAGCGGCTACACCGCCTACAATCCCGAGGACCTGGCCATCCCGGCCAGCGCCCGCTATAAGGGCAAGCGGATTCTGCAGCCGGACGGCCTGTCCATCCTGATGCGCAGCGACGAAACCGTCCTGCGAGGCAAACCGGTCCATGATTCCTTTATCCACTACTACCGCCTGGCGGTCCTCACCGGAATGCGTCCCGGCGAGCTGCTGGGCCTGGAATGGGGCGACATCGACGGCGCCGTCCTGCGGCTGTACCGTGCCCGGAACGTTCGCGGCGCCATCACCGAGGGCAAAAACCAGAATGCCCTGCGGACGGTCGCCCTCTCTTCCCTGGCCATCCAGGAGCTGGAAGCCCAGCGGGCCCTGACCGGCGGTGCCCGGCGGGTGTTTGCGGATGCCTCGGAAAGCACCATCCGCCATCGGTGGCAGACCTACTGCGACCACAACGGCATCCCCTACTGCAGCCTGTACGAGCTGCGGCATACTTTCGTCAGCATCGCCCAGAACCTGCCCGAGGGCCAGCTGAAAGCCCTTGTGGGCCACAGCCGCAGCATGGACACCTACGGCATTTATGCCCACCCTGTTCAGGGTCAAACGGAACAAATTTCCACCGCCCTGGACCAGCTTTTCTCCCCCTACGGGTAACACACTTTATAACACACTTTTTCTGCTACACAGGCCAAAAGCCGCCTGCGTTCTGTCTATGAACATCAAATTTTATCAGGAAACACGCAGATTTTTACTGCTTTCCCAAGCCTTTTCTGGGTTCGACTCCCATCGCCTCCACCAAATCAGAAAAATCCGAACCTTTTTCCTGTGGGAGAAGGTTCGGATTTTTTGTTTTCCTGGGTGAACTGAATCAGGGCATCCCTCAGGAAGCGCAGTTGGCCTGATTGATTCTATTTCTGCTTTAGTGCATAACAGAAAATAATGGCAAATTTCCATGGGGATTAAGATGAGATGATAAATGGAAGTGCAAACGAATTTGTAGATAGAATTTATACATGCCAGGATACCGTGTTTATCTATAAAGGTAGAAAGTATTGGTTTCAGGGATATATGCCCAATGAAAACACTGTCCATATGGAAATTGTCCAAACCGATCCTGATGCGGAAGACTATGTTTGGGAATACAACGGTTCGTCTATCAAGGAAGGCGAGGAAGCATTTCAAACTGCCCCTATTTTCGATGGGAAGACTTTTTGGGAAGTCGAGCAGGAAATGGAATGGGCGGATTGCTGA